GGGCGGGCTGTCGGGGTGGTCAAGCGCAAAGCTGCTCTTGTAGCGAGCGGCCAGCGCGCGAAGTTGGGGCTCAGCCTTCTCGTCGGCGATATCGTAGAACGGCAGGGCGGCCCACGGGTTGAACATATAGTCGCCGCCGTAGGTGCCCGTGTAATACACCACCTGGCCGGGGGCTGCCTGCATGGTGCGGCACCAACCGGCCAGATCGTCAGCAGCCGCCCGCGCTTCGGCGGGCGTGCCCACCCATACGAAAGCGTTCTTGGCGAACGTCAATCGGGCCATGGGGTCTCAGTTGAGTCAGGACGAGTGAAACAACAGGCGTTTCAGTTCTGTAGCAAAATAGGCTACGATAGCGGCCACAAGCGAAGCCACCGCAACGATCCGCGTCTTCCATGCCTCCAGGGCCGAGACCCGCTCCGCCAACCCGGGGATATGCCGGGTGTGCTCCTCGATCCGAGCAAGGCGCTCTATAATAGGTGTCAAGTCCTTGTAGGAGACGGGATCGTTGGCCATTGCCTACCCCCCAGCGCAGATGGCCCGATTATACGCCCGATCTTCTGCCAAGGCTTGCATAATCCGCGTCAGGGCCGGGACTGGGTAGCTGCTCAACTCTTCCGCCGCCTGACGCTGTAGCTCAGGCGGAAACTCAGTAATTCTAGGGCACGGCCGGTTTGCGACAGGCGGCGCGGCGCATCCTGCCAGTAGGGCGGCCAGCACCAAAGCAGTAACCCGCATCGTTACAGCCCCCCTCTTCGCAACCGGGCAACCACGTCTTCTTGCTGCGCCTCACGCAGGGCGGCCTCGGCCTGCGAACGGGTCTGCTGCTCCTGGCGCGTAGCCTCCACCTGCGCAGCGGTGCGCCCGGCGCGGCGGCCGCTTAGCCACACGGTGGCCACGGCGGCGAGCACGGCACCGGCGGACACCAGATAGCCCCACACGCGGGAGAACAGCGCTCCGATCATACGTGCTTCATCCTGCACCAAGTGCTAGCCACCCAGGCTGCTGCCACAAGCGCCACCAGCCCAGCACCGATCAGGCCGAGGCTCACCCAGCGGTCGAGCCCAGAGAATGCGCTGATGATGGACGGCAGTGCGGCGGCAGCGGGTGCTACGGTGGCGGCGATGCCAGTCGCCGTCTTCACTGTGTTGGTTTGCTGCGCCTCAGCTACGGTCAACGGCGGCTGCTTGGCTCGGGCAAGCGCAGCTTCTTCAATCGCACGCACGCGGCGTTCCCACCCGCGCCCAAACGCATCCCAATGCGGACGCGAGCGCAGATAAGCCAATCGCCGTCCACAGATTCCGCGAATCACCTCGGCCGGATCGGCATGCTGAACAGCGGCAATGGTCTGACGGCCGATCGCGCCATCCACAGTCACGCCGAGCACGGTCTGCAGGTCGCGCGCGGCACGGCCGACGCCACCGTGCACGGCCCAGTCGAACACCGCGAGATCGACCCCCGGCGGTAGCTGGTCGCCTCGGACGGGGTTCCAGTAGCGCGCGAGGTAGATTTCCTTCGCCTCGGCCTCGGTCAGATTGCGCACGGCATCAGCGGTCAGGGTATCGTCACCGCGCCACTCACGCAGCGTGCGCAGCGTGATGCCCATGTTGGTGGCACCACCCGGGTCGCGCGGGTGATCGACAAATCCACCTTCGTGCTTGAGCACGATGGCAACGCACTCATCGAAACGTCGGTTCTCGCTCATGGCTCACTCCTGGTCATAGCTGGGCTGCTGTGCGGAACAACGTGTCGACCTGCTCAGCAGTGACGATATTCGCGTTGATTATCGCCTGAACCAACGGGTGCATTCGTTCAACTTGCGTCATCGTCGCCCAGGTGATACGCGCTGCGAGGGCCTGTTCACTGGGCAGTTGCGCGAACACCGCATCGATCGCTGCTGGCACTTCACCCGTCTTGGCGGCGGCGAGTGCTTCGGCCTCGGTGATCAACCCGGCAGCCGCCAGCGCGATCAACAGTTGCCGACGCGATATGACATCTGGCACAGGAGGTGGCGGATTGCACAGCGCTTCAATCTCAGCGGCTTCAGCAGGGGTTGCGTCGCGGACGATGATCTCGCCCGTGGCCGCGTTGATCGACTGGATGCGAATATCAGTCATGGCTTAAGCCCCAGCACAATGACACGGCCTACGTTGTTCTGAAACTCGACAGGTGCACTGATTCGGAAGCCATTAACCCAACCACTACCAGCCGTAACTCTACCGTTAACACGGTGTATGACCATACTGTTATACCCACCATAAGAAACATGTAAAGACCGCGTCATAATAACGGGTTCCCTATTACTAGCCGTTTGTGTAATATAGTTTTTTATTAAAATAGGATTTACATCAATTCCGTCAAAATTAATTACATGACCGCTAGTATTATGCGTTGACACACCATGTGTAGAAGCTACAGCCGTGTGGCGCACATAATTATATCCAGTGTTAACCAGCGCACCATTACGATATACTTGCAACACAATTGCACCGGTCGAAGCCGACGAAACTTGCGCACCGACAAGCAGAAGTGTTGCCATTCGATAATTCTGCAAACTAAACCCCGTTACATCAATCACAGTGCTATTGGTAACAGCCACATCTACAACTTTTTCCCATTTGCCAGCCGCATCTACTAATTCATCAACATACGCTTTCCTGGTTGCGTGATTGGCATCGGTGGGGTTGGACGCGGGCAGAGTCAGCGGCGCTTCCAGTGTCACCGCGCCCGTCGCACGGTTGATGGCCAAAGGTATGCCAAGTCCCTCGCCGCTATCGTTGTAGCGAACGATGACAAAATCGCTACCCGCGTTACTACCGGTTTCGGGGCTCCATTGGCCTAACTCGATACCCCACCGCCAAGCGCCGTTGAGTGCACCAATCACACGAACGACTTGACCGCTTGCCGTTTTGTTCAGGAGCAGCACCGGGTCGCTTCTTGAAATACTCAAATCACCCGTAAATGTCGCACCGGTCAACCGCGCATACCGCCCATCACCAGTCACACGGTTAACTGCATGCCCATCGGCTGTTGCATTCGGCACCACGACAGGGCCAGTGAATGTTGCGCCTGTCAGCGCTGCACGATTCGCCAACTCTGCGTCAAGCCCAACCACTTCCGCTGTTGTGTGCGTATGGTTAAGCAATGCACGATTCGCCAATTCGGCGTTGAGTGTGTTTACCTGCTGCGCAAAAGCCTCGAAACACCCCGCCGTAATCCGCATGGTGACCGAAGAGCCTGCCGCCCAAGGTTGCGCTACCGTGCCCTCGCGAGCACGAACAACCGTCATCACATCATTCGACCGGGCAGTGCAGTGCATGATCTCGAACGCCGCACCGTTCTGCACGGTGATGATGAAATACTGCCCCGGCCCGGGATTCGGAAACCGCGAACCCTCTCCAGGCTGCACTACAATCGTGGTGTCCGTGATGAGAGCCCCGGACGCCAGCGTGGAGACAGCGTTGTTGCGGAACAGGATGTTCATCGGCCGAACCTCGGAAACCGCCACGCCGCCAAATGTGCGCTGCGATCGCTACGCACCAACGCGGCACACTCGGCAACGGCGGAATTGAAGCTGCGAAGGTTGAAGAGCGCCCTGCCAGCGTCCGTCCAGGGCTTCTCTGGCATCGCGTGGAGGCGAGCGCGCAACCCATACAGAATCATCTCGTAATGGGGCTCAACCTCCTCCGGAATCGGTGCTTCGGAGAGAACATCGATGGACAGAACCAGCTTGACGCGAAAGGTTTGAGCCTCGGTAGGAGTGGGGCTAACCGCGATCGTGTTCGCCGTCGAAAGCCCGACTCTACGAATCGGACCGCTATCCAGGTCGTCAGACACCCCCAGCGGAAGGAACCCGCCGTCACGACCGTCCACCACCATGCGCGCCCACAGAATCTCCGTAGCGATGACACCCGCCGCAAGCCCCAACGGGTAGAACCGCTCGCCCGGAGTTGTGGTGATCGTCACAACGCGCTGCCACAATTTGGTGCGGCGGAGCGCATCATACACCACCCAACGCAGATTCCTCTCAACGAACGACGCCTCAATACCGGGCATCTCCGTAAGGATACTGGTGATGATGTTCTCGCGGAACGGGGTGGTGCTCATTTCGGATTACCCCGCAGCGCCACACCGTAGGCCGTGATCAGCGTGATCGCCCGGCCGTTGGTGGTGAACTCGTCGTCGCGAAGCTCGGCACGCCCGACAACGTAATTGAGCAGCGGGCCGAAATACTGCTCAGGCATCAGCACCTGAGCGTCCATCGTGTTCTCGGTATACTGCGGCAGCGGCTGCGCCAACGTGTCGGCGAACAGGTCAGGGCGCACACGGCGGGCTTCGCGGAGCCCTTCGGTCACCAACCGCGCCAACTGGCCGTCAGTGTAACGAAAAGGCGAAACTTCGTCCTGGAGGAGAACCCTGGCCTGCGTAACCAGTTGTCGAACTGTGAAGGCCATGACCCACCCCCACTCGGGCTCTTGGAGAGAAAGAATCATGTTGAAGGGTGCTGACCCTCGCCCGCAGGATCAGCACCCCCCATGCCATCACCCGATCAGGTGGGGTTACCAGCAGTCGGATCAGGCTTGGCATACAGTTGCGCATAGGCAGTTGGGTCAATGACCTGACGGCCATAGACCTGAAGCCCGCGCAAGAGATCGGAGAAGGACCGCTCGGAGCGGATCACCTCCACACGAGCCATCTGGCTGGCGAACGTCAGCGCGTTCTTGTGCCCAGCGAAGATGTATGTCGCCCCATCGGCATCGTTGCCTGCGATACCATCGGTGACCGAGTTGGGGAGCAGGTTCGACGTGTAGAGAGTGAACCGGTCAATGGTGCCAAGCCGCCCGTTGCGTGCCACAGAGACCGAATCGCCTGTGATCGATGCGTTGCGCAGGTCCGATCGCTTGAGTAGCGACGCCATCCAGGCAGGCATGACGATCCAGCGCCCCGTCTCTGGGACGTTCTGTTCGTCCAGAACCTGCCCCAGAAGAACGATGTAATCCATCACATTCGTCCGCGTGATGGTGACAGGCGTGCCGTTAACCCCGAGGTTGATGTTGTTCGAGATACGCCCGGCACCCGTCCCACGGTTCTTGGGCGCAGACTTGTTGACGAGGAACCTGAGAACATCAGTGTCGATGGAGATTTTCATCTGCTCGGAGGCATCTTCCGTCCAGATGTTCATCAGGTTCACATCGGACTGATGCGCCATCACGTCATCGATGGCGACATGGAAGTAGCGGCCCTGATCGATGTGCAATTCGATGATGGCAGCACCGGGACGCTCGATGATCAGGTCCTGGTTCGCCTGATATTCACGAATCGTGATCGTCGGGCGAACGCGCATCTTCACACGGTCGCCCTGGTTCCGAATCTCGCCCTCATACTGCGTGTTCGAGATCGCCGCGAGCACCGTCGCGTCGTAGAACTTCTCGATCAGCTTCGTGGACCAGATTTCCGGGATGAACGTCCCGGCATAGGCAGGCGACGGATTCGAGCCTGACCACGGAGTCGATGATACGGGAAACGGCATCGGGGTTGCCTCCTAGCTGACGGACGACCGCGACGATGGTGTTCCCACGTCCAGCGGTCAGTTGGGGGTTACACGGCCTTCCCGCTGCGCAGCGGCAATCTCAGCTTCGATCGCGTTGCGCTGTTCCCTGGTCCCACGGAACGTGCCGTTGGCCAGAGAGCGGTAGAACGCCTTGATCTCGGAAACGGACCATATCTTCCGTTGGCCCCCGTTGGGATCGGGAACCGGCGCAGCGCGGGAAGCGGGCGGTGCGGCGAAGGCTTCGAGCCCGGAGGCAGATTGCGAAACAGGGGCGGCACGCGCCGTGCCCGATTCCGCCACCTGCGCCGAAGCGTCGGAACCTCGCGACCCCGAAGCGTTCCTATGGTCCAGATACGCTTTGAAGAACGCTGCGGTGCGCTCAACATCGAGAACTGATGTTGCGTTGTCAAGAGCTTCTTGCCGAACACGGCCAAGAAAGGGGTCATATTCCTGCAACCATGCATGGAATCCGGGGTCAGTATCGAGCTCCTTGGCCTCCGGCACCCGCGCAAGAAGGTCCGCAAAGAAACGCCGCTTTCGATTGACCGCAGTGTCCTGAATGAGTGTTTCAACAACCGAAGCCAAATCCGCCAGCCGCTTTTCATACGGTGCCAACGCAACAGCGACGTATTCTTTAACAAGCGGCATAGTTTTACGCGCAGCCGCAAGAAGAAGATCGGCACCAAACAATGCCTCCTCTTCTTCGGTGACGGGCTCAATATTGAACTTGGCCTGCGCCTGTGCTTGCTCAAGTTCCTGCAGCTTCTGTTCAAGCTCTCTCTTGGCTGCCTCCAACGCCTTACGCTGCTCACGCTCACGCGGAAGCTCCGCCTCGAACCTGCCCTTCCATGTCCGGCTCTCCTGTTCGGCACGAGCGAGCCGCTCACGGAGCTCCGCAATCTGGGCCTCCAGATCGGACACGGATGGCTGGGGTGCAGGAGATTCGGAAGCAGGCGGCTGGAGCGTTTCAGCCTGCGGCGCAGAGGGCAATACAGGCGGTGAAAGCGTGGAAGGCTGCGGCTGATCGGGAACAGCGCCCTCAGGGGGCTGCTGCGAAACGTTCTGTGGAGCGTTCTGTGGGGCGTTCTGCAAAAAGTCAGCAGGCGGCGTCTCCGACACCACCATCTCAACGGGTGGGCGCGTCTTCTCGGCGGGCTGCGCGGGAGCCTGCGCGGAAGCCTGTTTGGCCTTCTGCGCCTCCGCAGCAAGCGCCGCGATCATGGCATCCGCCTTGCGGCTGGCTTCACGGATAGCCGTAGGCGTCGTGTCGATATCGGACATTCACATCTCCATCAGTTGGATTCATACATCTTTGCGCGGCGGAACCGCCGCCCGCGCGGCCATCACAGTGGTTTCAGCGTTCTCGATACGGTTGATCAGCGTGCGGTAAGCATAGGCGATTCCCTGCAACTTTTGAATCGAATCCTGGTCCGCCCCCAGAAGCGCAGTAACCGCCGACATTTCGAGCTTGCGAAGCTCGGACAGGAACCCGTCGAATGCTCCCCCAGCGAACCTCTTCACATCCAAGACGGCGATTTCGAGCCCGTAGGCGGCCAACGCCGGGTTCCTGTCCTTGCTCATCAGAAGTCAGGCCTTCTTGGGCATCTTCTTCTGCGGGTTCATCCCGCCACGGGCGTTCCCGGGAGTAACGCCAGTCTTGCCGCCCCGAACCATAGGCACGCTGGGCAGGCCGGACATACTCTTCTGCTTGCCCTTCATCCTCATTCCACCAAGTCCCTTCATCGTGCACTCCTATTCACGTGAGGTCACACCATGGGGACCTGCTGTTGCAGGTTCACGCGCGGTCCCCGATCGCGTGGACCTGTTCCGTCGCCGCCCCTCTGCGTTCCCTGGGCGATCCTGGCGGCTTCCAAGGGGTTCTCCGGGGGGTTCTCCGGGAGATTTTCCGGGGGTGCACCCCCGGGCGGACCACCGGGTGCGCCGGGTGCGCCGGGTGCGCCGGGCGGTGCTGCTTGATTGCGAGCCGTTTCGTCGCGGGCGCGAAGCTCGTCGTCGGATGGCACAATCTCGTAGTCGCCAAGCCCGACATGCTCCATAACTTTCCGCAACAGAGCCCCACGGCCGCGCAGACCCATGATCGAAACATCCAACGGATTCGCAGTAGCCTGGAGAATCTCAACCTGCCGCTGCCGCTCCGTCTCCCTCTGAATCGCAACATTGACCCCGCGCACCTCGATGGTCTCGTCCCCGCGCAAGGTTTTCCCCTTATCGGTCAGCATCACCATGTCGTAAAGCGCCGTCAACACGGGCTCAATAATATCGCTATCGATGTTAGCCGCAACAGTTTGAAGAATCTTGTTGGCGTTGCCCATGAGCAT